GAACTCCGCGTCAAGCGAGGTCCCGATGCGCCCACCGAACCAGTCGGGCAAGCGGTGGGTTTCCAGGTCGTCTGCGAGGCGCCGCAGACGTGCGACGACCAGTCCATTCGGACTGGTATGCTCGATTGGTTGCGGGCGCCGGTCACTGAGATTGATCACTCGGCTCATTGGTCACTCCTCTGCGTTGCAGTGGTAGAAGAGCGCCGCGGCGTACCTCTCTGCCTGCTCGATGACATCGGTCTCAGCGAGCTTGAATGGGTCGACGCTCGGGTTGGCGACAATCGCGCAGGCGAACTGCACGATCATCGCCTGGTTGTTCTTGAGGAATGCGGCGCGTGCCGCTTGCTCGCGATCGAGGGCATCGCAGTGGCGATCCCAGTCCCTCGAGGGGTCCCAATTAAGCGACATCTGTGTCCTCCGGTGTGAGTGGGATGAGCCTGCTCGGGTGACACAAGCACCCTTGCTTGCCATTCCACCACATGTCCTCGGGTGCCCTGGTGCGGCACCACAGCTCGGTCCTTTCCGTCGTGCCGATCCCGACTGTGACTTGCTCCCAGCCGGTGACGTGGACAATCTCGCGAGAGATGCAGTCCCGGTAGTCGCGGCGTGCGCGGATCCTTGCGTGCCTGGGTTTCATGTCGTCCTCCTCATGGTTGAACGGTTGATGGAGGGCGACCTATAGCCCCATAATGGGTCTATGGTCAAGGCCCATCGAGGAGAAAGATGCGGTCGTGCTGCCGGCTACCGCGGGAGGGTGTGTACCGAAATGGGGTATTTCAGTACACGGTCAGAAGAGCGGGTTGGTCGGGGGTCCGAGGGAGGGGCGTTCGTCGGCTTCCTCCTCGAGGCGCAGGACCAGGACCCCGGGTGCCGGCGAGGAGATGCTGACGATGTCGTCGGGGGCGAGCTCGGCTTGCAGCAGCCAGCGGCTGGGCACCTCGAGGCGAGGGTGGGAGCGGATGCGGACCAGACGACCGTCGGGCCCGGTGTACTCGCACCACCGTCCGGAGATCACCAGGAGGCCAGATGCAAGCATGGAACGGTGGTTTACCAGTTCGCCGCCGTCTCTGTCTAGCTAGATTACTCCTCCTCTAGAACTACAGTGATTCCTAGATTCAACTCTCTCTCTAGTATTCTCCCTCTTCTGAGATATCCCTATGTGGTTATGTCAAAGTGAAGATACATAGAGAGTATGTTTGGGCCGCTCGCACCGCGGAGCTCGGGCCCGCTCCGCGGCCCCTCGAGGATCCCCCTCGAGGTCGACCAGAGCTCAGGTGCGCGACCTCGAGCAGTGAGCGATGGGATAGCATCCCTGTACGCATCCTCGAACAGGTCTGGATTGCAAGGGCTTTCCTGGTCCCTGCCCGCAATGCCTGCTGGGTTGCTTGCGGACCGCAGTCCAGGAGGCCCTCGAGGGGCCGGCGAACGGGGTCCTCTGGGGCGGCTCGAACCGACATTGACGGGGCCCCCCCCCTGCTCTGATTTAGTGACTCCCCCTTTTCCTCATGTTACCTCGAGTTCCGGCACTTCTTGACAATCACGGGCATGGGGGGATAGTGGTCCACAATGGTCTCACTCGGGAAGGCTGACAGGAGGATGAGATGCGCAAGAGGCGGGTAGTGGTGACGTTGGAGTTGGAGACGCGGCTGAAGATCGGTGATCTCCGGGACAAGGAGTTGTGGTTGGGCGTGCTTCTGGTGGGTGACGAGGTCGAGCAGGTTGAGGTGAACGTCGTGAAGGGGGAGCGAGGTTGACATGGCGGCAGTGGCAGCAGCTGAAGTGGATGTTCTGTTGACTCTCACTCACCTCACGCCGTTGCCGGTGGAGAGGGTCGTGGCGAAGGTTCGCGTAACGGTAGGTGATACGAGGTACGGTCAGGGGGTGTGTGATGCGCTCGAGCAAGTGGCGCGGAGGTTGCCGGTGAACCTTGCCGACATTCTCGAGCAGCCTGCCGAGCAGATCACCATGCAGGTTTACGCCGATCTCTCGACCGTTGGCACGTCGAAGTGAGCGAGGGAGCGGAAGATGGCAAAGCGAGGCAACGGGCAACCTATCGAGGGCAATGACCGAGTGATACAAGCACTCGAGGAACGCATCGAGGAGTTAAAGACGGCACTTTCTCCGTTTAGGTTCGACGGGGTGCTGTTGAGCGGGGTGGTGGGGGCGACGTTCAACTATCAGGTGCCTGAGGCGGCTGTAGCGGCGGCGCGGCGGGCACTGGGGTGATGTTCGAGGATCGTCCACTGCTAGCCTACCTGGCTGCGCTGGTGGTGTATGTAGCCACGATGTGCGCGGCGTATTGGGTATTGCGGTGATGGCGAAGCGGGGGATGATACCGGGGCGGAACAAGGCTCTAGCGAAGGCGGCGCTCGAGCGGCACGCGTTGTTGCGGAAGTTGCGTGAGGAAGACCGGCAGGACCTGGCGATCCTGGACGAGGCTCGGACGAGGCTCTCGACGCTGGTGCGGGATGAGGTGGAGTGGTGGTACGGGCAGGCGAAGGCACTGGCGGAGGGGGGGCAGAAGGGTGACGAGTCTCGGGCCCGGGTGGTGATGGGGATGTTGGGGAAGGTGATGGCTGATCGCAAGGAGCGAGAGGCAGGTCCTGCCGGGGCCAAGCAGCCCTTCGTCTTCCAGGTGATTGGCGACTTACAGAGGGGGACGTTGGAAGCGGTCGAGAATCTGAGGCGGGGCGCGATTGAAGTCGGGGTGAAGGAGGAGTGATGTTCAACCTACCACCGGGAGTTGGGCTTGCTGCTGACTGGGTAGCGAAAATCAATGGCGCCGAGGCCCTCAGGCTCAGGGTGAACACTGCGGACACGCCATACAGCACCGGGTTGATTCACGGTGCGGTTGCGACGTTCGAGTCCGCGATGCCCGGGACGGTCGTCGAGTGGTCGCAGGAGAATCTGGCGATCGAGCCCGTGAGCTACTACGCCCCGTGAACGTCGAGGAGAAACAGTACCGTCCGCACGCCTCTGCGGTCCCCTTCCACGAGAGTCGCGCCGAGGTGAAGGCGCTCTGCGGTCCGGTCGGCAGCGGCAAAAGCTCCGCGGCGTGCGTCGAGGTCTTCTTCCTGTGCAGGGAATCCCCTGTGCCGGTTCGTGCGCTTGTCATGCGCGAGTCGTACCGGCAGCTGCACGATTCGACGCGCAGGACCTGGATGGAGTGGTTTGGTGGTTGCTCGCAGTACTTGAAGAGCGAGGAGACCGTCAAGTTCACCATTCCCGGCGTTGACGGTATCGAGCGCACGCACGAGATCCACTTTCGGCACGCTCGTCGCGCCGAGGAGGTCTCGAACTTTCTCTCGACTGAGTATGGTTTGATCTGGCTCGAGGAGCCGGTGCCGGCTTACGACGTCGAGCGTGGCATCATCGGTGGGGGGATGCCCGAGGATGTGTTCACCATCGTGGCGACCCGGCTCAGGCAGTCCGGTGTGCATCGACGCCACGTACTGCTGACCTTCAACCCACCGAACACGCACCACTGGGTGTACAAGACATTCTTCAAGCCCTCGAGCGAGGAGCTCAGGCGTAAGGATTACGCCCTGTTCCGCCAGCCGGCGTTCGAGAATGCCGCCCACCTGCCGGATCGGTACTACGAGAAGATGCTCGAGCGGCTCTCTCCGGAGATGGCAGATCGCTTTGTGCGTGGCGAGCCGGTCACGATCTACCCCGGGGTGAAGGTCTTTCCCGAGTTCCAGGAGCAGATCCACCTCGGTGAGTGTCTCATGCCGTCGCGGGCTCTTCCGCTGGTGATCTCGTTCGACTTTGGTCTCACCCCGGTTGCGGTCATCGCGCAGGTTCACCCCGCGGGGCGGGTTGAGATCTATCGCGAGGTGCAGATGTGGAATGCCGGCGTGCAGAAACTTGGGGAAGAGCTGACCCGAGTGCTGCGCGACGAGTTTCCGGGGTTCGAGAAGTGGCGATGCTGGGGGGATCCTGCCGGGGCTGCTCGGTCGCAAACAGACGAGAAGACCTGCTTCGACGTTCTGGGGGCCATGGGATTCCACGTCCAACCCGGGGCGGTCGATTGGCAGTCGCGCAAGGAAGCGGTCAAACAGCGCCTCGAGCGCATGATCGACGGCAAGCCCGGGGTGCTGATCGACCGCCAGCGGTGCCCGATTCTGAGCGAGGGGATGCTCGGTGCGTACCGCTACCCCAAGGCGACCGACGGTCGGATCGGGCAGAGGCCTATCAAAAACGACTTCTCGCACGTTGCCGACGCCCTTCAGTACATGCTGACGGGGGAGTTCTCGGTCACCGGGGGCGAGGCTTACGCCAAGACCCGCGAGATCAAGATCCCGCGGTTCGACCCCTTCTCTGAACCATCCAGGGGATCGTTGACCTGGATGGGGCGCTGATCCAAAACACGGTTCTGCGTCTTGCATGTCGTGCCCTGTTGGTGGTAGTGTCGCCCCCGAATTGTATCAAACACCGTTTGTCGGGAGTGGCAACATGAAACGCCTCGTGGTCGGCTTTACGGGAATGGCTTTGATGCTGGTGCTGGCGGGACCTGCTCGAGCCGCGGACGGGTGCTGCGTCTGTGGTGACGGCAGATGTCTCGACAGTGTCGCTGGGATGGGTGAGTGCGTCAAGCGATGTCAACCATCGCAGACGCACGCGTACAATGCTGCTGGGCAGTGCAACGACAAGTGTTACGTCGCGACGGTCAAAGTCCGACGCGAGCAGCTCTCCGGAAAGGGGGCCGGCAAATGAAGCGTCTGTTCTGGCTTTTCGTCCTTCTTCTCTGGGTGCTGATTGGGGCAACGGTCTGGACTTCCAGGGCTAACGCTTCCGGCTGCTGCTGCTGCGCCGGCACCGACTGCACGCCCAATCCGCAGTGTACTTCCGACGTGGCAGGCGGCGCAGCTTGTATTGCTCTTTGCGAGCTCGAGGGTGAGGACTGCGAGGTCACAAACTACAACGAGGGGCTTACGTGCGGTGAGGGCTGCGGCGGCGCCGAGTGGCCAACCGACACACCGACGGTCACTCCGACCAGCACACCGTCGGACACTCCGACGGAAACGCCAACCGACACTCCGACCGATACACCGACGGACACTCCGACCGATACACCGACGGACACTCCGACATCCACGCCGACCATTACCGACACGCCGACCGACACGCCCACTGATACCCCAACGGCAACTCCGACTGACACTCCGACGGAAACGCCGACCAATACCCCAACCGATACACCGACCGACACGCCCACGCCGACCGACACGCCCACGCCGACCGACACGCCGACCAATACCCCGGTCAATACGAGCACGCCGACCAATACCCCCACCTCTGCTCGTCTGGTCGGGATGCTCATGTACCGGGACGTGTGTGCGACCCCGACCTGCGTGAGCACTCGCACCTACGACCATCAGCAGGCGAGCCGCAATCGCTTTGGCCAAGGGGGCGGGCTGAAGACCGTACACGTCAACGTCGAGAAGGCAGATCCGAACGACACGATTTCAATCCAGGCTGAGTGCCAAGGAGCCCCGGGTGTGTTCTCCCCCTGGGTCGTGATGGGAAGTGCGCTCACCGACACGGGCAAGATCGAGGAGGATGCCTGGTGCGAGAAGATCAGGTTGAACGTGACAGACCAGACATGCACCGGGGCCTGCCCCGCGGTCTCCGGGTGGGTCTCCGTCGATCCCCCGGTTGATTGAGGTCGGACGTGGAGTTGAACGGTACTCAGGTCGAGGCGCAGGAGGATCGGTTCTCCGAAGGCGAGGACCCGCGCAAGCGTGCCGTGCGCTTCAAGCGGTGGTTCGAGGATTCCCACCGCACCTTCTCCACCTGGCGCGAGAAGGCAATCGAGTCGTACAAGTTCGTCTCTGGCGACCAGTGGTCCGATAGCGACCTCGAGAAGCTGCAGAAGCAGAAGCGCCCTGCGCTCGTCATCAACAAGATCCTGAGCCCCGTGCTGTTCCTCCTCGGTGTGCAGCGTCAGCAACGCCAGGAGCCGAAGATCCTCCCCTTCGAGGCGAGCGATGTGCGCCTCGCAGAGCTGATGGGTGTGCTCTACAAGTGGACGTCCACCCGATGCCGGGAGGACGTCGTCGACTCGGCGGTCTTCGCGGACAAGATCATCACTGGATTGGGCTACTGGAAGATCCGTTTGAACTTCGATTCGTCCCTCGAGGGTGAGATCTGGTGGGAAAGGATCTCCCCACTGGCTGTGTTCCCTGATCCGAACTTTCTCGACGGGGGGTGGGACTCCGCGCACTACGTCATCCACGCGACATGGTGGACGCTCGAGGAGGCGAAGGAGCAGTGGCCCGACCATGCGGAAGCCATCGAGAAACAGTACGGGGAATGGCTGCACTCTGGCGGGTCGTCGAACGTGTCGTTCGGGGGCGGCGAGGATGCCGGCGACTCCCTGGCTGGCGACCGGCTCTTCTGGGACCGGGAGACGCAACGCGTGCGTGTCCTCGAGATCTGGTACAAGCAGAGGGCGAGCACCCAGGTTGCCGTCAATCCGGAGACCGGCGAAGTCGTCTCCGACCCGATGATGATGCAGCAGGGGCAGGTCGCAATGGCGGGGCGCAGGGTGACGGAGATCCGCGTTGCCAACGTCCTGGATGAGCTCCTCCTCTCCGACGAAGCGTCCCCCTACCAGGAGCCGGTGTTTCCCATCTTTCCGACCATGGGCTTCTACTTTTGGAAGACCCCGTTCGGCATCGTCGAGCCGATGAAGGACCCGCAGCGAGAGAAGAACCGTAGGCGCTCGACGATGGTCGAGATGGTGCAGCGGTCGAGCCTCTCCGGATTCTTCAACAAGCGCGAGGGGGGCGCGAACAACGACGACATCAAGAACTACGGGGCCGGCAGTGGGATCGTCATCAACTACGACAATACGCCCCCGACGCAGATCTCACCACCGGAGCTCCCCCAGACGCTCGTGTTCCTCGACGCCAAAGCGGACAACGAACTGCGTGACGTGACGAACATCCACAACGAGATGCTCGGGAATACCTCGCAACGGTTCGTGTCCGCTCGAGCCATCGAGGCCCGCCAGCGGTCCGGACTCACCGTGCAGGAGCCCCTCCTCGAGTCGTTCGTGCAGGACAAAGAGCCTGCGGTCCGATTCGCGATCTCCCTGATTCAGCAGTTCATGCCGATCCCGACGGCGTTGCGCATACTCGGCAACATCGTGGCCAGGAGCCCTGAGATGCCCGCTGCCGGGATGATTGCCCAGTCCCCATACGAAGAACTGCGTGCCCTCCTGTCCGATGCGTTCTCGACCAAATACGATGCCCTGGTAGGGACAAAGCCCTTCGAGCCGAGCATCCAGATCCAGAGGTGGAACGTACTTTCGGAGCTGGCGCAGACCTACCAGGGGCAGATTCCGCCTGACGTCCTGGTCGAAGCTGCCCGGGATGCGGGGCTGCTCAGTGAGTCAACCGCAGCTCGCACTCTGGCGCACGTTCAGAAGATGCAGGCCTTGCAGGATGCGACGGCCCTCTCTGCAGCCCAGTCCGGGTCCGGAGTGCCGTCGGAAGCAATATCAGGAGGATGAAGCGATGGCATCTGGATTCAGTACCGATCCCAATGGGCCGTCGCGACTCGGGCAGCGGATACAGTACGCCGGTCGCCAGAGGCAGAACATCAACAACGCTCTGACCGGGAACGACGTGAACGTGGCAGACATCACGAGGGCAACCGCACTGCGCCCCGGGGCGCCTGCATCATCAGTCGCTCCACCTCCATGGCCGAACCGCTCTGCGCTCGGAGAACAAGTGGCTTTCGCGGGCACGCAACGGCAACGAATCCACCAGGCATTGACCGGGGATGACCCGAATCTCCGGAACTACAACGTCGCAGACATCGTTGGCGCGACGAATTGGAATCTCAACCAGAACCCAAATCCCATGCGGGTTCCCGCGGCAGTTCCGACGACTCCCCTCCAGCAGCAAGTCCAGTATGCCGGCGGTACCCAGCAAGCGGTCAACGACGCCATGAATGCCCCGGGCGTCACGATTGCCGAGCTGATCCGGCGCATCGCCAACCGCCCGCGGTTCTAGTTTACCTCCAAACGCCGTTTCTCAAACAGCGTTGCATCTCTTGACAAGGAGATGCGTTTCGTTCTACATGGCGAACCAGAGTTTCCAAAACACGGTTTCGCCAGATGCCAGACGAATTTGAGGCGGCTGAAGCAAGTCAGGATTCGGGAGTCCAGTTCGAGATCGATCTCGAGTCAGAGGCCCCTCCGACAGACTCTTCTTCCGCCGCGGCGCAGTCGCGTGCGAGCGACCCTCCCCTAGCTGCAAGCACACCCTCCGCGGCTGCGCCCGGTGGTTGGGAAGACCGCTACCAGGCTCTCGAGCGAGACTTCCAGTATCTCCAGTCGCAGATCACCCCCTACCTCCAGCTGCAGCAGCAGCAGCTCGTGCGGGCCAACCGGCCCCCGCGCACGCTCGAGGAAATCCAGAACGACCCGAATGCGACGGCCAAAGACCTCGTCCAGTACGTCGAGTGGCTGAACGACCAGCGGCTCGCGCAAATACGGTCTGAGACCGAGCACGCCGCGCTTCGCGCTTCCTCGACGCAACGCATCCGCGGGCTTCTGACCGCTGAGTCCCTTGGAGGTCCGGGCCGCGACTACGACTCTCTGGTCGCCAAGCACGTAGCGCCGGCAGTGCGGCAGAACCCCTGGATTGCGCAGGCAGTCCACGCGGCATCTCCGCAAGACCCTGCCCTCGGTGAGTACATCCTCGGCGCCATTGCCGAGATTGCCCAACGCAGTGGCGGCGACATCGCCAAGGCGATGCGCTCGATCTGGAACGCACTCGATGCCGAGCAACGTGGGGCTCGGGAAGTGACCTCCAGGATCACCGAGGCGCAACGCCAGCAGGCGCAACGGGTCGTGCCCGGTTCCTTTCCCGGCACGACCAGGACGCGCCGCCTATCGGCGCAGGACATCTCCACGATGAGTGATGCGGATTTCGACCGCCTGGATCGTCAGATCTCTGGCGGCTTCTAGCAGGAGGTAAAAATGGGCGTTCTGACTTCGTCAAGCACGGTTCCACCGGCAGTGTCGAGCTACTTCGACAGGAAGCTGCTTCGACGTGCCACGCCGCATCTGCACTACGGCAGAGTCACGCAACAGCGACCCCTGTCAATGCGCAGCGGCAATACGATGGTCTTCCGCAAGATCTCGGCACTTTCGCTGGCTCTGACCCCACTGGTCGAAGGGGTACCCCCGTCTGGGAAGCAGCTCTCCAAGAGCGACCTCTCGGTGACCATCCAGCAGTGGGGCGACTACGTCACTCTGAGCGACCTCGTCCAGGCAACGGTGGAACACCCCATTTTGCAGGACGCGAACCGGGTTCTCGGGGAGCAAGCCGGCCAGACCATCGATGCCCTCATCCGGGACGTGGCAGTAGCTGGCACGTCCTGCTTCTTCACGAATGCTGCGTCGGTGACACTCAGAACGCAGATCTCCACCACCACCGACAAGGTGACCACTACACTGCTCGACCGCATGATCCGCTATCTGAACCAGCAGAACGCTCGCAGGTTCACCGAACTCATCGAGGCAACCACCAAGGTGAGCACGAAAGGCATCCGGCCCGCCTTCTGGTCTGTTACGACCCCCGAAGTCTTGTTCACGCTCGAGACTCTGAGCGGGTGGAAGCCGATCGAGGAGTACTCGAGCAATGGTCCAGTCCTGGAAGGTGAGGCGGGAGCTTACAAGGACATCCGCTTCCTGATCTCCTCGCAGGCAAAGTCGTATCCCGGCGGGGGGACGACGGGCTCTGGCGACGTGAAGATGACGTCCTCGGTTGCTGACGTTCACGTCATCTGCGTGTTCGGCACCGACGCTATCGGGAGCGTACCGCTCGAAGGGCACTCGCTGAAGAACATCATCAAGCCGCTCGGAAGCGGCGGGGTTGCGGATCCCCTCAACCAGATTTCCACAAGCGGGTGGATTCACACCGGGGCCCGCAAGCGCCTCGAGGAGACGTTTATGACCCGCGGCGAAGTGGCCGTCGGAGACGTGGCCCCGTAACGGGGTGGAGGGAGAAGAGGAGACCTGACATGGTGAATGATATCGTTGGGGTTGAGTTTATCTCGAAGTCCAGTTCGGCTGGAATCGTGAACGTAGAGTTGGGTTTCTCACCGGACATTGCCCTCCTTTGGGTCAATCATGGAGGCACGAATCCGAATCTGTACTTCTGGACGAACAACAGCAAGTGGTCGAACTGGGCGGCTGCGCTGGCCCTCCTGGTTACCGGCTCGACGGGGGTGATCACCCGTGAGACGAGTGGGATGACGGTGTATGCCGGGGGCGACCTGATTGCAACGACGGAGAGCGCCGACACGGCTGGCAAGCACGTCGACCTGGCAGGGACTGCAGCTACCGCAGGGCACATCACTGCTGCTGGGTTGGCGATTCCGGCTGCGCTCCAGGTTGCCAGCGGGCGGAACTTCCTCGTTGCACTTCGTTGCAACCACTGACCTTGCGAGTGGGGCGGTCGATGGCGAAGCGACCGGAGCTGGAAGTCGAGGATCTCCTTGCCGAGCACGAGCGGCGTGCGAAGGAAGTGCAGCCGCTTCTCGACGACGTGCGGCTCTCGAAGGGGCTCGAGGAAGAGGAAAGGGAAGAGGCTGCAGCCCGGGCGCTCGAGGAGAGAACTCTCGATTCCCGCACCGCGGCCATGGAGAAAGAGCTCGCCCTCATACGCGAGCAGCTGCACGAATCCAACGAGTTCGTCCGCAAGTACGCCGTGCAGGGCATGGATACGACCATGATGGCAGCGGAGATGCTCGCGGAACAGGAACGTCGAGTGAACGGTCTGCGCTACGAACGCATCAAGGCGCACGGCGGGTATGCCGTCGTCCTGATCCACCAGAACGAGCATGGTGACAATGGTCCCGTCCACATCTGCGTGAACGGTGACTTCATCAACGTGCCTCGAGGGAAGCCTGTCAGGCTGCACTACAAGTTCCTGGCGGCTCTCGACAATGCGATCGTGGAGCAGCACGCCAAGGAAGTGGACGGGCAAGGCAACCCGCGCACGATGATCAAGCGGTTCCTGTCCTATCCCTATTCGGTCCTCGACGAGACCGGGGCGCAGATCATTGCCGACCGCCTGGAAGCAGGGCGGCTTCTGGAGGCTGCTGCATGATGCGGGCTCATCGAGAGTTCACCTCTGGTACGCGGTCCGGTGGGAACGTCTCCCTGGACTGTCAGTTCAATCCAGCGGTGAGCGAGAAGCAACGGCGCTTCATGGGAGCCGAGCTGGCTCGCAAGCGAGCCGGCAAGAACACCGATACTGGCATGACCGAAGAACAACTCAGAGAGTTTGCGCGGAGGTAACGATGAAGTGGACGAACTTGGCGTTTGGCATACTCGCGACCGTGCTTGTGGTGACGCAAGCACAGGCAGGCGAGATCTTTTTCAACGCGGCTGCGTTCGAGTCGGTCGAATCCGGTACGGGAGTGTCCTGCGCGAGGGCAGTTTCGTCCTCCGCAACCGCATGGGACCATACCTACGTCACGGGGGCGTTCGATCCGAATTCAGACGAGGCTTGCATGTTCCACTTCTATTGGCAGTCGGACATGCCAACCACCGGCACGGTTAGCCTCTATCTCGACGGGATAAGCGCAAGTGGCACCAACGACGTTGTGATGATCACCGACATTCGTTGTTCCACCAATGCTGCTGCAGCTCTGACGGCAGGCACGCCGGATACCGACACGCACGCTTCTGTCAGTAATCTGGTCTATGGGGCATACGAATCCACTCCCGGCGTTCCGGCCAGCGTGGCAGCCAATATGTACTGTGCCGTCTCCATCCGGCGCGATGCGGATAACGAGGCAGACAACCTTGATGCTGACTTCAAGATTCGCGGCGCGTACATCATCTACTAGCTGATCCTGGGATGAATGGTCCAACTGGTTTCGCGTGTATGGGTAGTCCTTGGGCTACTCGTGCTGGCAACTGGAGTTGATGCTCAGACCGCAACTCCTACGTTGACTCCTGCGCTCGAGGGTCAATACATCGCAGACACGCCCACCTTCACCCCTGTCGGGTCGCCTACAGCGACCATCACAAAGACCCCGACCGTCACTTCTACAGCGACTATCACCAGGACGCCCACCGCTACGGTGAGCCCGACGAGCACGCCAACTGCGGTTGAACAGCGATGTCTCCCAGTTCTTTGGTCAAAAGGGACGGAGGCGTTAGAAAACATCCCTGGACTCTCCTTCCAGCGGGTGGTCACCCAGTCGTCCAATTCGTTCTTTGCGCTACTGACGGCAGACATCCACAACCATCGGGCAGAAACCGTCCAGGTCGCACTGAAAATCACCGAGGCGCCCACCGGGATCGTGACGTCTCAGGTGATCGACGTGAATCCGGGGCCGAACCGCGTCATCCAATTGCCCTACAAGTTTCTCAATCTCAGTCTGGGCTGGCATACCTTTACCGCGAGCGTGAACCAGAGCGCCACGGGTCCACTGACCTACCAGGCGAATACAACCTGCCTGGGCGTCTGGGACGTCAGCTATGAGACCCAGATCGTCAATCAGCTGCGCGAGATCTATTGGTCCGCGGGGGCGATGCAGTACGATGGAACCTATTGCACGAATCCGCAGGGGGGCTTGATCGATGGTTACCACCGCAGTTGGTACATCCAGTGTGCCGACAATGCCGGGAGCTACCTGTTTGGCGACATCAAGCTACCGACCGTCTATGCCGACACGAACATCACGCTCTCCATCGAGGGGCAGGAGATGTTCGGGAATGTCGGCACGATATCCTTCGACGTCTGGGCGTATTGTGCGGGCGAGAATGCCGCGCACGGTCTTCCGTCATTGAGCCCCATTGCTGGAGCTGCGACCGCAACGATCATTGTGCCAGTGCCGACACAGTGGAGTGCGGAGACCGGCGCGATCACGCCGACAGGAGACTGCTCGAGCGATCCTCATCTGTACTGGTCGATTCGGGTGAACGAAGCGGAAACGACCATCGATATGAGTTCTCTTGCGATTCTGGGCGTGCGAGGGAATTGGAACCCATGAAAGCCGTTTTGCTCGCGCTACTCCTGGCCGGTTGTGCTCCGACGGTACGAGTGGAGTTCGCGTCCAACGAGGATCCGGTGACGATCGTCGAGTGGCGGAAGAAGATCACAGACAGAGTGAACGAACACGAGTCACGAATCGAAACACTGGAGGTCTTGCATGGCAGATCCAATCCAACCCCCGCAGCCAAGTCCCGTGACCCCGGGGATCAAAACAAGTGAGTTCTGGATCACCGTTCTCGGGTCGGTGCTATCCCTGTTCGGTCAGTATCAGGGAGCAATCCCTGAGCCCTGGGGCACCGTGACGGCGACTGTCTTGGCAGCGATCTATACGATTGCCCGCACCATCTTGAAGAAGTAGTGCGTCTTCCGCTGGCGCGTGGAAGACTATGCAATGACACGGCTAGCGGCACTCCTCGTTGCGTGCGCTCTTTCGCTGTTCGTCGTCGTCCCGGCACCGGGGTTCGGTGCTGACACTGGCTGGCTCAATGCGGACAGTTTCGATGAATGGGAAGCGAACGATGACCCCAGTGACTACTGTGCGCAATCAAGTACATGGGCCAATCCTGGCTACGCAAGTACTTCTGACAACAACTACGCAATAGCTGCAATTATCACAAGCGGATACACCGATTGCCTATATGCCATCGACTTTGACGCCAGCATTGCGGAGGGCAAGGTCATTACCGGAGTTGCCGTACAGATCGAGAAGAAAGCTTCTGCCGGTAATAACAGCGACAAGGCGGTAGCCTTAGTATATGACGGTGACTACATAGGCAACAACAAGGCAGCAGGTGAATGGCCGACGTCCGATGGAGATGTCGACTACGGTGGAGCGACCGACACTTGGGGGATTGCGCTCACACGCGCAATGGTCATTTCTTCCAGTTTCGGGGTTCTGATTAGTGCCAATGCTACCGCAACGAAGACGTTCTATGTTGATCACATCCAGATCAAGATCTACTACGATGACCCGCCAACGAACACGCCGACGCGCACGCCGACCTCGACCCCGACGAGCACTCCAACGGCAACGCCAACGAACACGCCGACGAACACTCCGACGCAGACCCTCACGGCAACGCCGACGAACACGCCGACCAGCACACCGACGTTGACTCCTGCCGTGCCGGCTCAATACCGTGATAACACGAACACCCCGGCAACCCCATCCGCCACTCCAACTCCGACGCCAGCAAACGGCTGTTGTGTATGCGTGGATCCTGACGAGTGCATCGATGACGTGGCGTGGATAGAGTGCGGCACCCAGCCTGGACAAGAATGTACAAACAGCTCGCAGGCTGTGTTTTCCTCCGGAGGCACTTGCGAAAGTGGCTGTAATGGGGAATGGCCAACGGCAACGCCGACCGACACGCCAACCGACACGCCGACCAGCACCCCGACCTCGACCCCGACGAACACGCCGACGTCGACGCCAACCGACACGCCGACCAGCACCCCGACCTCGACCCCGACAAACACTCCGACGGCAACGATTACGCCAGCAGTCCCGCCACAGATCCTCGAGAACACGCCGACGGCAACTCCAACCGATACTCCAACAGACACGCCGACGGCGACCCCGACAAACACTCCGACATCCACGCCGACGAACACTCCGACCAGCACGTCGACGGATACCCCGACGAACACGCCGACCAGCACGCCGACGGATACCCCAACGAACACCCCGACTTCGACTCCGACGGCAACGATTACTCCAGCTGTACCACCGCAGCCTGTACCAAACACGCCAACGGCAACGCCGACCGATACACCGACAGACACCCCGACAGACACGCCGACGGCAACCGCAACCAATACCCCGACCAGCACGCCGACGGATACGCCGACCGCAACGCCGACGTCGACCCCGACGGCAACTCCGACGAACAACCCAACGCAGACTCCGACGGCAACGATTACCCCGGCAGTGCCGCCGCAGGTCCTCGAGAACACTCCGACCGATACACCGACAGAGACCCCGACAGACACGCCGACGGATACGCCAACCTCGACCCCGACCTCGACCCCGACCGATACTCCGACGGCAACTCTGACGCCAGCTATCCCGCCGCAGGTCCTCGAGAACACTCCGACGGAGACTCCGACGCAGACCCCGACGGAGACCGACGTCATACCGCCCACCAAACCCCCGACTACAGTTGTATGGCCAAGTCATACCCCGACAAGCACGCCAACCACGACCAGCACGCAGACTCCGACGAATACGATTACCCCAGCTATCCCGCCGCAGGTCCTCGAGAACACTCCAACGTCGACTCTAACGGCGACGGAAACCAGCACTCCGACCGCAACTCTGACCCCGGCTGTACCAGTGCAGGTCGTCGCGAGTACCCCGACCTTGACGAACACTTCGACGCCAGCGAACACGCCGACTCCGGCAGTTCCCCCACAGTTCGTCGAGAACACTTCAACGCCGGCTCCGACGTCGACCGCAACTCCGACCCTAACGCCGGTTCTTCCGCCACAGTTCCTTCCCAACACCCCAACGCAGACTCCCACCGACACGCCGACTTTGACGCCGGCTGTACCACCGCAACCTGTGCCCAATACCGCTACGGCAACCCCGACCCTGACGCCTTTTCTGCCGCCCCAGTTCCTTCCTAACACCCCAACCCCGAGCGCGACGGCAACGATTACCCCTGGAATTCCTCCACAGGTCGTCGAGAACACAGTTACCAGCACTCCGACAGCGACCCTGACCGTGACCTCTACCACAACGGCGACCCCCACCGTTACGCCAACGAGGACCGCGTGGCGCCCACGCGCCTTACCGTGGATTTTCTAGGTGCATCATGGATGGATGGGCGCCGCTACTGGCATTTCTTCAGCTGGGTGTACTCGTGGCAATCGTGGGATCAGTGCTTGCCGCAGGCAAGTGGATTGGCCGAGCCACAGAGCGGATGGAGGCCTTTGCAAAACAGCTGGGTCGCATCGCGGATCAAATGACAATCCAAAATGGGCGCCTCAAGAAGGCAGAAGAGCAAATCATCCGCATTGACCAGAAGTGCAGCGACAATGTGTGCAGGTACAGAAAAGATGACAAGGACTGAGGCACGATGGTACTTCTTGACGTGCCTACATCGGTTGATCCACAAAGCACGGGTGAATGGGACTCCGTTCATCGTGACGTGCTTCTATCGTAGTGCGCAGGAGCAGGCGACGATGCTTGCGCAAGGCAAGTCGAAAGTGTCACGCAGCCAGCACCAGGACTGGCTTGCGGTGGATATCGTCCTCGTGGACCATGCTGGCAATGCGCTGTGGGACCATGCTCGAGGGGATGCCTACGAGCAGCTCGGACTATTCTGGGAAAGTCTATCCCCCTCCCTGCGGTGGGGGGGAACCTTTGGGCGCACAGACGAGCAGGTCGGTTGGGATCCGTACCACTTTGAACTGTCGAAAGAGGTCTTGCGATGAATAGATCCGCAATTGTGGCTGCGGCAGCTCGACGTCTTGGAGAAGAGTCGGCTGCGTTCCTTGCTATCGTGGATGCAGAGTTCCCATTCGTGATTCACGACCTAGCTGCTCATCAAGCATTGGGACTCCTAACCGGGAAGGCGACTTGCACCTGGACTGCGTCAACGCGTTCCTACGACGTACACTCACTCCTCGGTCTCATCGACCTCGGGTTGACGCAAAACGAGGTCTGGGACATCGAGTCGGTCGTCGTGTATGCGTGGGGTCCGACACAGGGGATCATCTCGAGGGCGAATACCGAGAGAGAATTCATGCAGCAACGCCTCACTGATGGGGATACGACGGAAGGGCGACCGACTCTCTGGAGATTCTACCCGACGCGTTCCACTATCGAGTTCCATCCCATTCCGGATGCGGAAGCTGCTTCCGCCTCTGTGGAGATTACCTACATCGCAGAGCCTACCATCCCGCTCGGTCCCTATGAGGTCTCCCAGGTCCGCACCGAGGACCAGGAGGTCGTTGTCTGGGGGCTCATGGCTCGCTTGGCGCCTTTCAAGGAGGACTATGCCAACGATGCCGACAAGTGGTGGCAGCTCTACTTAGCCGGCATCGAGCGCATGAAGGCTAACCGCTTCAACTCGTGCCCGGGGCGCATCGAACCGATGGATTTGTGAAATGCCCTCACTCAAGTTCAATGACTTCTCCTCAGGTCTGTGGATTCCGGCAGATGGTGATTCTGTCGATCCGCAGCCAGGATTCGCCGTTCCGGAGAATGCACTCCTTGTGGCAGACAATGTCGAGTATCTTTCCTCTGGTGGAGTACGTGGCAGACGTGGACGTACACTGCGGACCGCATCGGCAATCCCCAATGCTGATGAGGTGGTTGGATTGTGGAGGCATTACGGTAGACGCGGGCAACTGAGTTCCGTCAAGTCTCCAAGAATTGCAACCACTGATGGATCGTATGGAGTCGTGGATTGGGCGAACGAAGTGCAGACGCTGGCGGAGGATGGAGTACCCGCCACGGTAACGCTTCCAGTAGATAGTCAGCTGTCGTACTACTTGCGTTGGCGATCGTTCGGCTTTGCTGTTCCCGCGGACGCTACGATCACCGGGATCCAGGTCCAAGTGAGGCGTTGCCAGGAGGGGAATGCCAGCAGTGGTGCCGTGCGGGACGTGAGACTGAAGTTGAGCAAGACGGCAGGGGTCTTGGTGGGCGACAACAAGGCCTCCCTTTTCAGCAATTGGCCAATCGACGATTACCAGTGGGCGACCTACGGGGGAGCGACCGATCTATGGGGGACCACCTGGACCCCGGCAGAAATCAACGCTGGAGCATTCGCAGTGTACTTCTCCGTCGGCAGTACGCACGGTGACGAAGTGGCACAGGTGGATTGCGCACGGGTGACGGTCTTCTACACGACCGCAGAGGATTACCGGCATTTTCTCGCTGCCGTTACGCGCAGCACGTTCCTCGAGGTCTGGAGGGAGAACCCAGTTGCCGCGGGTAGCTTCACGAAGTTGGTGCAGACGAAATATGCCGGGTATCATCCTCGCTTCGTCTATTGGCCTGCCCGCAACATGACCTTCATCTTCTGTGGTGGGTCCACTCTCTACAGCTACAATGGGGTGGTGCTGGAGGATGTATTGGGAGAGGTAGTCGCAGACGTCACCATGACGCCGCGCACAGGACCCCACGCGACTCTGTACAAGGATCGACTGTATGCAACCGATCCGAACGAGTTGAACTACTCGATTTACGCGTGCGACATCCTCGACGAAACGATCTGGAGGCCAGAGGCGCATCTGAACGTGTCCGACCCGCAGGGGGGGAGGATCACCGGGTTGGAGGCCTGGGGCGACTCTCTCTGGATCTTCAAGGAGACGTCTATTTGGAGATGGACGGGGGATGTTTCTCTCGAGCTCGGGATCGGGTCATTGGTGCAAGTTTCCGATCGTGGGTGCATCGCGCCGGCAACGATCCAGATTACACCATGGGGGATTATCTACCTGGCATCAGATGGTCTGTATGCCGTCACATTGGACGGTGACGTCGCCTTGTCTGCTCCGATCCGACCGCTGTTCGCGAGCCGCACGACGCAATCGATCTACACCTCGGCAATCGGCGTGTACCATGAACGTCGAGAGGCGTATTACCTCAAGCTCAACCCGACGGCAGACGAGTGTTACGTGCTGCACCGGGTGCGGATGCCGACCACCGAAGGGGAGGCAATCTCGCTGGCCTGGTCGCGCATTCCCGTACTGCCGGTCAATGCGGGTTGCACATGGCCAGGGGAGCAAGACAAGGGAGAGGTGTTCTTTGGCGACCGGGACGGTAAGATCTGGGAAGCGGACGTCGGATCACAAGATGTGGGGGATCCGATTGCGACCGTGATTCAGACCCCCTTTCGAGCACTCTCGACTGAGAGAGTGCTGGGACGCGCCTATGAAATCGAGGCGATTTACCGGGGCACGAAGGCACTGTCTGGAGATCTCCGGTATGACCAGTCGGTCGGCTCCCAGGTGGAGGTTGCGTTGGGCGCGGCAGTCGTTGCCCCTGCCTTTCAGTACCCACTTCAAACGATCGTGAATCAGGTTCAGCTCGGTCGGACTGTGTCGGTGAAGTTGGAGAACAGTGCCGACGGTCCGGAGTATGAGCTGCACGAGATCAACTTGTCGTTGCACCTCAGGAGCCGGCGCCGATGAAGCTCTCATCCGTTCCCCCGTTGCCAGCTGGATTGGGTCAGCTTGTCTTGTACCTCAATCGTCGTGATCGAGGGGCACCGACCGTCCTTCCCCAACCCAGTGCTATCACCTCGACCCCAACCGGGTTGGGCACCGACTGGGATCTCCTCGAGTGGGATTACGGGACCCCGAACGCCCTGCAGGGAGACCTAGGTGCGGATGCGTTTGTCATCTGGTGGGAGGACGTTGACACGACAGACCCCCGGCACTGCGTTGCACTGCTGCCAGTGTCGGCACGGTCCTGGGGGCACTTCGTCCCAGGCACGTACACGAGGAGCTATGCCATCTCCGCGGTGCGGTTCTGCGCGTCTGCCGCAGAGGAGTCGACAAAACAGCAGGTATCGGCGTGGCGTGGCGTGACTTGATGTGATAGAACGAGGTTTGAAATGGCCCAGTTGCTCGCAGGTCTATCTGGTGGAGCTCCCCTTCCTCCAGGAGCTCAAGCCACGTCCCGTCTGGCCGGAAGGGGGTTTAGCGGACTGCAGATTCAGGACCTAAAGCGAGGCAGTCTGGCGGGAACTGAGGCGGATGGAGATGGTGGATTCATCAACGGTCTTGCCGCACTGGGCCCCGGCATCTCCGATATCTTTGGGACGTCCAATGCCAATGCCCTTGCCACAATGTCCCAAGGTTTCGAGACGCGAGACTACGGTCGGGCGTTAGCCGGGGCCGTGATGTTCAGAGGGAATGCGCCGCCCCTTCTGCCGGCCCCCTTGGACGATTCCGACCTCGAGCGTCGTCGCGCATCCACGTCGTCCCCACAGAGGACAAATGGGAAACCACTGCGAATGTACCTCAGTCGCTACTGAGCCCAACTTCGAGGACATCGCGAAGGTGTACCTCTGGGCGTGTGAGCACGAGATCGAGCCCGAAGTGGTTGACCGTCAAGTGCGCCTCGCTGAGTTCTGCCGGCGGTTCGGTCAGTTCCGGTATTTCTACGACGATAAGGGTGAACTCTGCGGGTTTGGCGAATGGCTGCGCCTCGAGATGGAGCATCTTCCGGTACTCGAGCGGATGCAGGAAGATGAGGGCTGGCTCGAGTTGACTGAGGACGAGATCCGCAATGGTCCAGTATTGTACTGGGCAAACGCGTTCACGATCAGGCGTGGAGTTGCATGGAAGGTTGCGAAGGAGTTAGCGCAGCTCCCAGGAGTCACCCACTGTGCCGGCTGGCGCAAAGGCAGACTGCACATTTCCCCTGTCAAGGAGGTTCTCTCATGCCGTTCATTGAGGCAGTGGCTATCCCAGACGTGATCCCGTTTATCATCAGCCTCGCCTTGCTCGTCCTGATAGTCGGCGTGTCGGGGGCGAGCTCCAAGAGCAAGTCCTCCGGGTCGTCTACCGCAGAGTCTGGAACCAAGTTCCCCTGGGAGATCCTGCAGTATGGCGGGCAGTATTTCGGAAAACCTCCCACAATGGACGACCTTGCGAGGATGGTTCCCTCGACCTCGGGCCTATTCGGTGGGACGACGGGGATGTATCAACCGCAGTCGCAGCAGCCAGCTGCCGCATCTCCGCAGAATCTTACTGACCAGGCACTCACCGGCAATCAGGTCGGCATTTCGGACATCGTCAAAGCGACCGCCCAGCAGCAAGGGCAACAAGGGCAACCGTCGCAGCAGGCGCCAGTGGTCAAGGCGAAGACATTCACCATGGCAGACTTCGCCGGCACCATACAAGGCGACAACCACTGGAAGTACCGCGTGCCGATTGTGACGGGAAAGCTCATACGTGCCGGGTACGACCCGAACAATTTCACTGCAGCCCAGTTGCAGGAGGTTACGCAGGGCGATCCTGACATTCTGATCGGGAAAGGCGTCAAGGCACTCTCTGAGATATCAACTGCCGAGCAATCGGTAATGCAGCAACAGGCAAGTCCATGGGCCAGCCAGACAGTGGCGCCAGGAGTCGGAGCTGCACTCCCTAGTGGTATGGCGGGCAGCATCGCCAATCTCGGTTTCGGTCAGACTCCGCAGACCTACACGCAGCGCGAGGTCGGAGCAGCTCCAACGGTTTCGGCGCGGGGCATCTCGGACATCTTCACGCCGGGAGGGCGAGAGCGACTCTCGAACGAGATGTTCGAGGCGCAATACTTGCCCGTCGAGCGTCGGCTAAACCTCGAGCAACAGCAGGCAGACCGTGCCCTCAATGCCCAGCTCGCCCAGGCGGGGCTTGCCTCGAGCGGCACCGGCATCGGTCAAAGGGCCCAGCAAGGGCTCGAGTACACCAGGGAACGAGCGGCAGCAGCCAAAGAAGCCGCGGCGAACGCTGCGGCACAGGCACAACAGATGCGGCTGGAAGCATCTGGCATCGACGTCCAGGCTCAGACTGCGAACGCCCAGAACATCTTGCAGGGAAACATTGCCAACGCAGACAACTACCTGCGGGCAATTGGTCTGTCACAGAATGAAGCTCAGTTGGCGCGGCAGTCCTTCCTCGACCTCCTTGGATTGCAGGAGCAGGACCTACAACGCATGGATCAAAGTGCCGTGAATGCCCTCACGGCAATGATGGAGCCATACCTGGCTGAGTGGGGCATCATGGCAGGGGTTGGTCAGTATCAGATTTCCACAGAGAGCAGCTCGAAGACCGGCAAATCGGGAGCCGGTGGAGTGAGCTTCAGTGGTCCGAGTGGATCTGGCACGGCATAGTGAGGCGACAATGGACAACTCATACGAACGATCTGTGCAGGGTAACGTCGACATCGGGCAGCTTGTCCGGTTTTTGCGCGGAGTGCGGGCCGCGGTACAGCCCGAGGTCGAGGGTGGATTCGGCGGGAGGCTCGAGGCGTTCGTCGAACCGCAACGAGTGGAGGCCACAGAACGGCAGAATCGGCTGCGGCAACAGTTCGCTCCGGACATCGAAGCTCTCAACGCCGCCATGCAGGAGAGCGAGGAACCGCCGGCTGGGCTCGACTCCCTTGCGCAGGGAAAGGGGACCCGGCCAGCGTATGATCCGCAGCGGGTATCCAGATTGGGGATTCGCCTTGCAGCCAAACTGGCAGCGTCGGGCGCCCGGAGTGAGGACATTCGAGCCCTGACTGGGAACGCTCTTCAGTTTGCCACGCAATCGCACGCGATCTCCCCCGACGTGAACACACCGGAAGGGGCGGCTCGAGTACTGGGAGCCGCGACGGCCATGGATCCCAGGCAGGCGTACAGGAACATCCCTGCGATGGGTATGAGCGAGCAATACTACACCGGAGCAGATGCCAACATGGCTCGAGCTCAGTTGGCAGATGAGCAGAGACGTCGCATTCAGGAGTACCTGCCCTACGAGCAACGCAAAGCTCAGGCGCAAGAAACGCAGGCGTACTCCGCGGCGAAACTTGCCGATGTGAAGGCGGCAACTGGTGGGTATGCGCCGCAACGTCCTGACAAACCGAACTACAGCAGGCTCGCCTATGCGGAACGAGCACTTGCGGGCGACGAGGGAGCGGCGCGTGCGCTTGCCATGACCGGAGGTATGGAAGCGATCAGGAGTGATCTCGTTGCGGTCATGCAGGGCAGGCAACCGATGAACCCAGATTTCCAAGGAATGACTCCCCAGCAGGCGCAGCAGGAGCTGATCAGGCTCGGGCAGTACGACATCCTCAAGACGATGATGAACCAGCAGCTGGGACAGAACCTGCCGCCCCCGGAACCAGTAATACGGCAGGCTCCTGCGACCCCAAATCCATACTCTCCTGCCCAGACTCCGGGACCTACGCCAGGTAGTACGGGGGATCCGGAACTCGATGCCCTCATCGAGGAGTACAAGCGCAGCCGTGCCATGCAGGGTAGGTGATGCGATCACCGGAGGAAATCCGTAACAACATCCTTCGACGTCTGGGCGAGCTCAGGGCGAAGGACATCCTCGAGGAAAGCCAGAGCACGATCCTCGAGACGCAGAGGCGTGCCTCGAACGTGCAGCCTGTGGTCTCCGATCAGGTCATTGGCACGGTGGGTGGGACTGCGGTTACTATCGATCCTGCGGTGCGTGAGGCACTCCAACGTCAAGCGGTGCAGCAAGATGTGCAAAGCATTGCGCAACGTGAGAGGGCCGTCGCTGAGAAGGCGTATGCCACTGAGGCGATGTCGGAGATTACCGGATACCCGCCGCGGCTCGAAGAGATTCCGCCCCCGGTACACCGGGAGGGATACAAGCGCGGGGCATTGCAGACGGTCGTGGACTACGCGTCTCGTCCGCTATCCACCGTCACCGGAGCTCAGAAAGCTCTGCTCGAGGGGAAAGGTCTAGGCGGCGCTCTCGAGGAAGCGAAGCGAGGTCTGACCGGAGAACAGAAGACAAACTATGCCGCGGTCCTCGAGGCAGCGGGCGTACCCCCAGGGGAAATCGTGCGATTGTTTGCTCCGGAGGAGTACGAGGAAGTTCCCCCTCGCCAGCCGTCCCTCGAGCCTCCACGATTCGGTCTCATCGGAGGCCCAGGAAGCGAGAAGCAGATCCTGGCGGAACCGGCTCGAGTCACACCACAGGTGCGCCAGGAAGCGAAAGGGGTTCCTGTCACTCTGCGTGGGGCGGCAGGACTGGCGGGTGACATCGTACTCGATCCTCTGACCTATGTCTCATTCGGTACCGGCAGGGCAGTCCAGCTCGCCAGCGGTCTCAAGCTATCTCGAGATGGTGAAAAGCTGTTCGGTGCCTTGATGGCGCAAGGGATGCCTCGAGCCGCGGCGGAAGCTGCAATCGAGGGTGCGGTCGCCAACGGTGGGAGGAACCTCGTTGCCCAAGGGGGAGCGTACTTTGCGGGTAGGCACATTCCTGGAACGCAGATCCCGGGCCAGGTAGCGTCTGAGGTTGCCGGCAGGGTCGGTCAAGCGGTGGGGTCCACCGAGCGTGGCAAGCAGCTCATCAATGCCATCGACGATGTGCGGGCTGTCTTCGACCGGGATGCTCGGGTCCGCGGGTTCCCGCAGTTCATGCGGGACAAACAGCGGTACTTCAACGCCACGGGCAGTGATGCGCAGGACATTGCCCGCGAAGCAGACGAAATCTTCCAAGGCATCTCTCGAGAGGGAGAGGTCGCAATAACCCACGCCATTGAAGCTGGACCGCAAGTCGTAGCGGCGTTGCCAGATCCACTTAGAATCGCAGCGGAGAGGGTGCAGGCCTCGCAGGATGCGCTGCGGCAGTGGGAGATTCAGAGTGGTCTCGGTGAGACATACCGTGACGACTACATGATGCACGCGTACACCAACTACCCGAAGGTCAAGAACGCACCGGGGCCCGGTGGTAGCGTGAATCCGAACCTACAGGCGAACCGAGAACGAGTGATACCGACCTTGCAGGAGGCGAAAGATCTCGGTCTGATTCCAGTGTCGGAAAGCGCCCGGGATCTGTTCATCCTGCGCAGCGTTGCGTCGTCCCGGGTGCGTCGTTCCAGGGAGCTCATCGACCAGGCGGCGAGAAACTACGGCACGAAGCAATTGCCGGATGAGACAGGATCCGAGTTCTTCCGTCGGCGCATTGCCGACGAACTGGTGGAGCTCCCCTACTATCGCGATGCCGAAGAGCAGGCTCTCTACGTGCCTCGAGCGATCGTCGAGGATATGAACAACATCGGGGCTGCGGGACTGCGTCGAGCGAGCGTGATGATCCGCGCTTTCGACAAGCTGCAGAACCTGTGGAAGGGCACCGTCACGAGTTGGGCCCCGGCATTCCACGTCCGCAACGCGTTCTCGAATGCGGTCCTGTCGGCGATGGACATCTCGGTCCAGGCGTTGAATCCGCTACGGCACGCGAGAACTGTCCGCATCCTGCGTGGGGACGAAGGCGAGATACTCTCGAAGTTCGGTGAACGGTATCCATACGCCCAGGTGCGCCGGTTGTACCAGGAACATGGTCTGGGCGGCGCATTCGGCGGGAGGCTCGGGTTGTCGAACGAAGGGCGTCCCTGGTTGGGCGACTATTCGCCAATCGCCGCCGGCAAGAAGTTCGGTGAGGGGGTCGAGGCGCAAGCTAGGATGCTGCACTTCACGACTCTCCTCGAGCGAGGATTCGATCCGGAGACCGCCGCGGCGCGGGTCAAACAATACCTGTTCGACTACGACAACCTGTCTCGCACTGAGCGAGAGATCCTGCGACGAGCGTTCCCGTTCTACACGTTCTCGAGGAAGAACATCGAGGCGCAAGTGCGAAACCTTGCGACCGAACCTGGACGGCAAGCAGCATGGTTGAAGCTTTTCACGATCCCGGGAAACACTGAAGACACAGAAGCCATGAAGCGGGACTTGCCAGACTACATCGCGCACGGTCTGGCGATCCCTCTTGGCAAGGACCAGGAAGGGCAGGACATGATCCTGTGGGGTGCTGGCCTGCCCCAGGAGGAGATCGCACGGCTCTTCCCCCAGGTGCGCGAGGGTAAGGGCCGCGGGCAGGAGTTTCTGCGGAAGAACATCCTCCAGATGCTGACCCCGATGGCGAAAGTCATCATGGACGAGGTCACGGGTCGTGATGTCTACCTCGACCGCCCCATTGAGGAGGTCAACCGCATCTATGACGTCTACGGCAAGGCGCTCGAACAGATGCCCGAGGAGGTTCAGAAGTTCCTCGAGTTTAACCGTGAGTACGACCGTCGCGGAAATGTCCGCTATACGATGAACCCGCACATGCTCCACCTTGTGCGGAGCTTCGTCCTCTCGAGGCTCTACTCGACGATCGGCAAGCAGTATGACCCGCGCAAGGATCTGACCACTCAGATGTTGAACACCCTGACCGGGCTCAATATCGGGTCGGTGGACTGGGAGATGCAAACCTTGCCGGCATGGCGGCAGCGTGCGGACGAGCGACTCCAGACAATCGGCAGGAAGGAACAGCAGCAGAATCTCCGGATGCTCCTCGAGCAGGGGGGCACACCTCCCTCAGAAGAAGAGCCGCAGTCGTCCCTCGAGCCGACAGTGGGGCAGAAAGCGGTTGTCTACGGGGCCGGGATCGCGCTGCCCATCCTTGGAAGCATCGCAGGTGGGTTGTCGCCAATGCCAGGGGGCGCGTTTGCCGGTGCAATGGCGGGCGGGAATCTCGCCAACCTGATCGGGCAGAAGGTCATGCGTCCCGGGGAGCCGATCAACTGGAAGGAGAACGTCGTCCAGACGGTGGCTAGCGCCCCGGTTGCGCTGCCGGTGCCCGCGGGGATCCTGGGTCGAATGGCAGTCAGGGGACTCGAGGGAGCGGGCATAAACACCATCGCAGAGGGGGCCCAGCAGTACTGGGCAGAGGGGAAACCCCTCAGTGAGATCGACACTGACAGGCTGAAAACCGCCGCGAAGTGGGGAGGTGTATTGGGGGCTGGCACGGGAGCCGTCGAGCCGCAGCTGGCTACCCTGCTCCAGCGGGGGCGGAAGGGTGGACCTCCGCCAGAGATGCCCCCAGAAGCGCCAGAAACGCCTCCACAGGTCGCCCAGGAGTACATCGAGCGTCCGGTCGAGCCGCGGCTGGAAAACGCGCCAGAGGGGCCTCCTGGCTCCCTGGAGGGCAAGCCGGTGACGGCAGAGACCCTCGAGTCGGAGTTTGGACTTCCCCCAGAGCAGGCGAAGGAGAGCGCAGTCCTCCTCGAGGCAATGGACCTGGACGAGGAGACCCTGCGCCAGCACGGTATGGGATTCAACGTGACGCGGGGTGGGGAACCGGAAGAGAATGCCCTTTACCAGCTCACACCCAAATTCCGGACGCAGATGGAACAGGAGCTTGCGGATGGGACTGCGGAGTTCCCAGAGGCATATCGGCAGGCATTGAAGTGGCAGGACAAGCTCGATGCAGAGCCCAGGGTATGGAAGTGGAACCCCGAAAAGAAGTGGTTCGAGGAACCTGAGGGATACCGCAAGTCAACCGACCCAGACTCGCTTTGCCAACGCTCAGAGGGTACCGACCTGGCACTGCGATGGCTCAAGACGGAGCTTGGTGATGACTACAGTCCAGCGGTAGGATGGGAGATTATCTCACGGTCAAACCGCGCCGGTCTGCAGACCGGGTGCCCGCAGTGTTACGTCGTGTCGATGCGTACTGCGCAAGGCAACGAAGGCTCGATGCAGAAGGTCGTTCTCGAAGGGGTGGGTGGATACAGTGGGGACATCACTCGTTTTGGCGATACGACCATGGATCTGCTCAGTAAGATCGGCGTTCGTAAGTACTCGTTTACGGACTTCAAGATCGAGCACCTTGCTGGGTTGATCGCTGAGATGGTCGATGCATGGAAAAGGAAGCTCCCCTGGGGCGGATATACCAAGCAACCGGACTTCGTCGAGATCTTCGCCCCCAGTGGGGCGCACATCAACATGAGCGTGAGCAGGGACCGGCTTACTGGTATGTCGATGGCTACCGCTCTCCGACTCAAGTCGAAGCATCCGAACACTGCCATCGTCTACATCGCCTTCACCGACGACGAAGTGCTGAAGGCATTGCGAAACCCGAACATCGACCATGTCATCCCGTGGCACTCGTCAGGCCAGCCGGTCGAGGAGCTCCGCGTTCGCTTGGGTGATCCCAACGTCAAGGACTACACGAAGCAGCAGTGGGATGCAGAGGTCAGCTACAGCAAGAAAGGGGAAAAGATTCGCACAAAGTCTGCTGATCACGTCGCAGACTACGAGCACAAGGGAGACCTCAAGACCTACCTGCGCCTGGTCAAAGAGCGAGGGCTCGAGAAAAGGTTCCCAGACATCTACGACCAACTCGACCCGAACGAGAAAGAGCTCTACATGAAGCTTGTCGGGCCGGAATACGGCAAGCATGGCGGCAAGTACCCGTATGCCATTCCGGACCCGAACAAGATCAACTACGACGCTATCCCGCTGGCGATGCAGCACAGGCTCGCGACGATCAACAGCCGCGAGAAGTACCTCGAAATCGCCCGCGACATCGCCAAAGAGGTGAAAGCCGGCGCATTCAAACATACCAGGCAAGAACTGTTGCAGATCCTGCCGGCACGGTCGAAGACCCTACTGCAGAGGACTACCGACCTCGACCGGGACTATCTCGCCGCGGTGAAGCGCGGCGACATGGAGACCGCGCAGCGGATGGTAGACGAGGCAGCGGAGAGAGCGGGATCTCCGCCGCAGCTCGACGATGTCGGGGTCGAGGCGTATCAGGTTCGGCGCAAGCCTGCGCCTAAGAAGACGATCAAGGCATACAAGCTCTTCGTCACCAGGAATGGCAAACTGTATCCGCTCTTTGTCGGAGCTGACGAACCCATACCGCAAGGAGTTTGGCTCGATGGTACGGTAGGACCAGAAGGACCGCCGACGAAGACTGGGAGGCCAACGGTCAAGGCCAAGCTTCGAGGTCTCGGGAAATACCCTGGCTGGCACGCTGGAGAACTACCCTATGCGCCGCAGATGGGAACGCAAGGCCCAACCGGCAAGCAGATCCAGGGGAACAGAGTGTTCGCGGAAGTCGAGATGATGGCAGACGTGGATTATCAGCCACGGGTGGACGCGAACGGTGGGGTGAGGTTAAGGGAACTCCCGGTCGATGGTGCTTACCGAGCGAAGACGAGTTCCTTCCAAGAAGACCCCTGGGTGATCTCGGGGGCCATGAAGATCAATCGAGTCCTGTCGGAGGACGAGGTTGCCCAGATTCTGCGAGCGAGTGGAAAGCGCCCCGTCCCGTGGAAGGGCGGGCCTCTCGACCTCGGCAAGAAGGGGCTCTCGACAGATCCTGCAGTCAACCGGGCCAAGCTGCGCGATCCCGTCACCTACGATGACCAGGGCAACGTGATCCCCCTGTCCGAGCGGTTTAACCTCGAGTCGGAGGACGTGCGCTACCAGGGAGCGAAGGGATCGGTGGAGTTCAGCCTCGACGATACGCACGCCCTGATGCGTGCCCTCAAGGGAGCTGACGTTTCCACCAGTATCCACGAGATCTCGCACGTCGCACGCCGCTTCCTCTTCGACCGGACCATCCCGGCAGCACGCAGGATCGGCATCACCGACGAAGACATCCGCATCGCGGAGGAATGGGCCGGCGCGAAGGACGGGGTCTGGGATGTCAAGGCAGAGGAGAAGTGGGCGCGTGGGTTTGAGCGGTACATGCGCGACGGTATCGCCCCGTCGAAGCAGCTCGAGGCGACCTTCGCGAAGTTCCGGCAGTGGCTGATCGAGATTTACCAGAGGCTGCGCGGGTCCGACATCGATGTGGAGATCAGCCCTGAGATGCGCGAGGTCTTCGACCGCCTGGTGACACGCCGCGAGCGCCGGCTCGGCACCCTCGAGGGACTGGTGGGACAAAGTCCGTCCCGTCGAACGTCAGCACGTCAGGAAGCTCCCGGCCCTTCCGCCAGCGGTGGATGAGCTTCCTGCAGTTCGGTGGGCAGAGGAACTTGCGCAGCAGTGCCATCTCTGTCCGAGTCGGCCACTTCTCGTCGGTGACCTTGAGGAGGAGGACCTCTGTCGGTCTCACCGCGATGAAGGTCCACGGGCAGAACCAAGTGCGTCGAGCGACTGAGTAGTTGCCCTCGAGGAGCAGCCGGCTTTTCCTTTCGCTTGGCGTTTCTGGCGGTACGATTGCACGCATGGTCTTCCCTTCCTCGGTTCGGCACCGTTAGTCAAGACGGTCTTACGACCTCCACTCTGACGGCATACTCCCTCACCGCACCCTGCTCCTGCGCGTATCGCCACTCGAGCCGCGGATCACCGTCGTCAACTCCGATGGCATCCGCAATCCCGTCCCGCACCGCCTTGAGGGACCGCGCCAGGTTGTCACTGTCGAGCCTCCTGGGCGCGATCCTGGTGAGCGTGATGCTGCATGGCATGGGGGGGCAGGACATCGCCAGGGCATCCCGCAGCAGCCAGCAGGCGCACTCTCGCTGAGACTTGGCTCGACGGTGCCGTTCTGCCCAGTGCTCGCGGAGGTTCGCCTCACTGACGGTCTTGATGGGGAGGTGGAGGTGCATTACCGCGCTTCTCCTTCCTCGCCTTGCCCAGCCTCCTTGGGTTCTATCGCCTTCAATTTCGGCATGGCATGGAGCTGTGCTTGCGCCACGTATTGCCGGGGGCCATGACCAAAATCTCCTGGCTGCGATTTCTGGCAGAACTCCTCGCGTTTGATCCAGCCAAGCAACGACACTTCCGTAACTGACGTAACGATTGCTAGCACCGCGATGTCTGCCTTGAAGTGCTCACAGGAGTTGAAATATAGGTAATTGTCATCCCTGTTCACCAACCTCGTCTTTACCTGTATGGAGTGGCCCCGATATAACAGATCGATGCCGTCGTCGCCTTTGATGCTTACTGTGGTATCGAGTGGCACGCCGAGATACTTACTAGCGCAAAATTCGCCCATTATTCCCTGCAAATTGAGCGTGAAGTCCGTTCTGGAATCGCAACGCCTGTTGGTCACGTTGAACGCTTGTTTCACGCAGTTCCGTCTTTCAGCGATCAGCACGAGATATTGCAGTTCAAAGGCCCCGACGCAGAATCGCACCTCACCACCCTCCATCTCAGCTTCCCAAGCGAAATCCACCGGCAGCAACAAGTAGGGCACGAAGTTGCGTCAAGCGCACTTCTCGCTCTTTCCGTTCCTTAGCTCTGGCATCCTTCTGTTCTTGGGTGAGGCGATAATACATCGACGGTCGCGTCCACCGCTCGTCGCCTTCCATCCCCCGCCAGTCTTGGATGATCATCGCCAACTTTTCTAGTGCTCGGGTTTGTCGAGCCATTAGGAACATTGGCGAATACATCCGATAAAATTCCAAGAGGTCTGGCAGTTCGTTAATTAGGATGTCTTGACTGCGATCTGCTGGGGCATACGGGACATCGACAAGAAAACGAGGGCACCCTTCACGTTCGTACAAAGTGAACGTACCCTGGTCATCCAGCGGATCATCGGGAAAGGAAAAGTCTTCGCGCTTCTGGAACCCGAGCCCCTCCAGTATCAAGGAGTAGTCGCTTATGTCTGGAATGTGCCACGAAGTAAGAACGAGTCCACCTTTCGCACTGAACATCCAGATTGGAGACTTGACGAAGCTAATCTCATCACTCATGCGACCACCCACCATCTCGGCTTCCGCCCGACGCTTCGCAAAGGGCATCACTGAGATGCTAGTTCTTCGTGCCTTTGGTCTTGGTGGAAATCATCCAGGCATGGATCATCTTTGGGGAGTCCGTTCTTGGGAAACACATTTCTATTGCGGAGTTCTTCGAGGGCACGCATCTTTAGAGGGACCAGTTGCCGCTTCCGATAGTTGTATAGCTTCTCAAACATGGTCAAGTAGCCCTCGCGTGTCGAGTAGGTCATAATAGCCTCTGGATGGGCACGTAGCCCTTCAAACAGCCGGTCGGGGTCAAATCCAGGAACCCGACATACTGCCATACACGCGTCAAGGCACCTTTTCCCCTTCAGCATGGGAGCAGATGCCACTATGCCAGTGTATGTTCTCCCTGTCGCGTGCGCCCACTGGCGATCCTTCACCTCGAATTGTCCGGAGATAACAATGTCTTTGACGTTGCTATACGATACCGTGCCGGCAAGCAGGGCGATTGCCCCGCTAATGTGAATGCCGTAGGTTTTGGAGAACTCCAGTGCCTCTCGGTAACTTTCTCCGAGATCTTCGTTGAGGGAAAACCGGCTCATGTAGTCGCCCACATTCCACGGTTTCTGCGTTGAGTTGAAAGCGGCAACGTCGTAGTCCCGTTCCGCCACGATATACCAGACCGGAAGACCTAACTCCTTGGCGAAGTGGAAGCGATGCTGACCGTCCCGGATGAGCAGCTTACCGTTAGATCGGATGCAGACCACAGGATACATCCAGAGAAAACCGTGCTTTTTCAGCGAGACCCGCAATGCGCGGTGCGCTCCAGGATTGAGCGGTCGGTTGTCTCCAAGGACAAACAAGGAGTAATCCCTGGTTGCTGTTGACGTGATCTTTGCGTCTTTCTGTCCAGTCGGAGCATTCATCCTATTGTCCTCCATCTCGGCTTCCCCTCGTTCTCGACGAACTCCAGCTCCCCCCAGCACTGCACCTTGAACGGGCAGTACCCGCATGGGAAGACGGGCAGGAAAGGGCCCCCTGGTATCTGTCCGGTCCCGTCGCAGGCCTTGTGGGGTAGTCCCTTGGCGGGCGTCTTGCCGGTGCCGTTGCAGCCCTTGCAATACACGTCGAGCTCGAAGGGGCGGGGCGGGATCTCGTCGCCGCGGGCCACTGCGACGTTCGACTTGATCTTCTCCCACCGCTCGTCGTCGCGGCACGTCAGCACTTCGCACAGATGCGAGGTCTCTTTGCGGTAGCAGATGAACACGCACCGTTCGGTGCCGTAGGCTCTCATGTAGCACTCACCCTGGATGAGGTAGGACTCGTCCAGTTCGCCTACCTCCGCCCGGTCGAACCCGAAGTTCGACATCGACTTGACCTCGGCAATCAGGTGCTCACCGTTCACCTCGAGGAAGGCATCGGCGCGGACCCGGAGATTGATCTCTGGGATCTCGACCGTGTCCCGGGCCTCGTTGGTCCTGATGAGCGGCACGCCGGCAGCGATGAGCCACTCGAGGACGGCATCCTCCACCCGGTCGCCCAGGTCGAAGACCATGAGGGCCCGGGGCTGGAGGACCTCACCGACTAGCCCGTGGGAGACGTACCAGGACTCCCTGACGCAACGCCCGATGTTCCAGGCGCCGAGCTTCTTGGGTGCCTGCCGTTCCGCCGCGAGTTTCTCCAGGTGCTCAGTCAGTAGTTCCAGAACCATCAGGCTTCTTCTTTCCGTCCACGAACAGGTAGTAATCTGGATCCTTGGAGTCCGGGCGCTTGCGTTCGTTCTGGAAGATCAGGATACGGGCAGTCCGGTTGAGATTGCCCGATAGGTACCGCTTCCCTTCCTTGGTCTGGTTGATCCACAGCCCAGATATCTCGTGCATCACACGAACCCCCGTTCGTGCTCGGTATCGTCACCCGGCTCACGCATCGGAGGAAAGGGTGGGATGTCCTCGGGCAGCAGGGGCGTGGAATCCTTCAGCCGTGTGCAGATCTCGTCGTACTTCTCGACGGGAATCTCATGGCTGGAGTTGATGCCGTAGGCGACGAAGAGCCACTCCCTAACCTGCGCCTCGGTGTGATGCTTCGCATCACGAAAGATCGCGAAGAGGCGTTTCCGTTGAGCGTCGGATATCGCCTGTCCGCTTGCTGGCACCGGGGTGAGCTCGGCGTGGGGTTCCTCGACCTCGACTCCTGGCAGGTCCTCGAGGTCCTGCGTGAAGATGTCAGATGCCGCTGTGGCAGTCAGGATCGCATCGACATGGGCACGCTTCTTCGCCATCTTCAGCACCGTATTGTACGTGTCCGCGATATCCTCGTTCTCGACGCGAGATTCCGTCTTCCGACAGATGCGCCACTGCCCGTCGATTTTCTTCGCGACGAAGCTCGGACCACCGAGCAGTGCCTGCGCTTTGCCGGGGTCGTGCTTCCGGACGTCCCAGTAGTTCACCGGGACCGGGGCGCCGGTATCCTCGGGAGCACCGCTGCGGTAGCGGTATTTGGCCTCCATCGTCGAGCAGGACCCGACCCCTTCCGCGACGAAGGTATTGGTCGGGATGTGCAACAGGGAGCACTTCACTCGCACTTCCCGGTGATTGCCGCACAGGGTGATCGTGTCGACCTCGAAATGGGGTGCCAGACGAAATGTAAGTCCCAGTTTCTCCGCCCCCGGCTTGTACAACGAGGGCTTCTTGCATCCTGGGATAGTGCCGTAGTGCTCGTCTTTGCGCATCACGGCTTCCATCACCTCTTGGATCTTCCGCACCTGACCGATTACATCGGTCACTGCGAGTTCTCCGCCTTGCTCACGTACAGTCAGCTGACGTTCGTCCATTGTCGCCTCCTACCTGTAGAGGTATTCTTGTTTCGCCTGCTCGAGGACCCTGGTCCAGCAAGTCTCAGTCTCGAAGACCCAGTAGTTCTGCAACTTGCCCTCTGCCTTGTCCGAGGCAAATTTGCTGGCCTCTTCCGCGGTCTCGAACCGCCGCATGTCGCGGAGCTCCTCGTCACCGAGTACGATCCAGAAGCGTTTCATCTGTCCTCCTGTTGTTTCTCTCGACTGCTGCTGTTCTTGCGCGGCAGTCGATGAGGTGGTTAGTCCACCACTCCACGGGCACTCGTTTCCCGCAGGGTCGGCAGATCACTGTTCGCCCATCAAGACAGGGTAGCCAGTCGTTCTCGCAGTTCCTCATTGTACCGTTCCAGCATCTCCACTTTGATTGCGAGGTCGAGGAGATCGGCACTGATGCTACCGATCTCGCGGCGCATGGCGGCAGCGAGGATCGTTTCCACGGTCCTCGCTACCGCCCGCCCTGCCGGGTCCTTCCCCATGACCCGGACAGACCCATCTTCGTTGAGCTTCGCAGAAAGACCCGCGACGGCCCGCCCGGTTCCTGGTCTCGAGGGGTTTGGACCAGTTTGCGGTGGTGGGCAGACCGTCGCAGGCGCATCGGCAGCAGGGACGCGACTGCCGCCGAAGTGCATGGCTGGAGGCTCGATGCCCGCAGAGGCGAGCAGAGCCTCGACGCTGGAAGCTGCTGTGGGGGGCTCGACGGGGGCCGGATGCTCTTCGTGCTGCCGCTGGTCGTACTCCTCGAGCGCCTCGAGGGCAGCTGCCAGTTCCGTCGCCAGCCCTGGATCCAGTCGCTTCGTGAGTGCCTCGCGCAATCCGTCTTGGAGCGTATCAAACATAGTGGGCTATCCTTCTAGGACGATAGTCGGTCCAAAGTCAAGGCTACTGTCGGCACTCTTGTACCCGGAAGCTTTTGGGCCTAAAAGTCGAGCATGAAAGCGCGAGCGCGAAGGAGAGGGCGAGCAGACGGCACCGAGAGCAGTGAACGCAAGGAGATCAAAGCGACCGTGACGGTAGAGATGCTCGATAGGATCGATCGGGCAGCAGCCTTGCGGGACAAGAGCCGGATGAACTACGTGCGCAGTGCTGTTCTGCGGCAAGTCGATGATGACCTCCGCAACTCTGATGCCCGCAGTGGTCCCACTGTGGAACCAGAGCGGGTGAACAGCCCCGAGGCTCTGGCGACACAGGTGCTCGAGGTGCTGCTCAAGGTGCTGCGCCGAACGTCTTGACGTTGGGCTCAAATCGGTCTATTGCCATGGCCCATGCAAAAACAAGGGCTAGGGGTTACCACCGGACCGCTGTTGAAGTTCCACGTCTCGAAAGCCGACGGTAAGGCTATCCGACGTGCCGCGGTACTCCAGCGGCTCACAGTGGCTGCGTATGTGCGTCGTGCAGTCCTCGCTCAGGTCGAGCGGGACGAAGCTGGGGAACGGGATGCCGCAGCCTAGAACGTACCTGCGCGACCGGCTTGAGGCGATTCAAGCCCTCGCCCGGGAAGGGCAGGACAAGGCGGTTCTCGCCCTGTGGTGTGCTGCCTTCGCGGAAGCTCCGGAAGATGATCCAGAGATGCTCATCATGGCCCGACAGGCTGAGATGTGCCTCATCTGGGCAGCGATGGTGCTGGCGTTGCGCGAGATGCCGCGGGAGGTGCGCCAGCAGTGGTTGTCGAAGCGCACGACCCGGTACTGGCTACGCAAGCTGGCGCACGAGGCAGACGACCACTTTGGTGCAAGTGCGGAGATCTGGATGGAGTGGCGGCAGATCTCGCGGGAGATGGACGGGGTGGAGCATGGATGAGTGGCTCACGCTCAGTGAGGCGTGCGCGATGCTGAAGCTCTCGAAGGCACGCGTGCGCGGGCTCATGCGGGAGGGGTTTCTGGTCGAGGGGGTGCATTTCACCAGGCCTGCGGGGATGAGGGTGAGGTACAGGAGATCCGCAATCGAGCGGTATCTCGAGCAACCCGAACGTCGGAGAAAGCCGCGGGGGCGGCTTTCTGAGAAGGTAAACTGGAGGACGCAAGATGAGCTGCAAGATTCTCGAGCACAAAGGTAGGATCGCTTTCGCGGTGTACTGGGGGAACGATCGGAAGTGGATCGGGACTGACTTGCCGTACACCGACCACAAGGCGCAGGCACAGGCTCGGCGGGTCGCTGCGTCGGTCACTGCGGAGATGGTTGAGGGGACCTTCGACGATGACCGCTTCCTGCATTGGTTCCCTGGGGCGCAGTACTCGCATGAGCTCCGCCGGCGCCGGGAGGCTGCACGACCCACGATGACCCTCGAGTCATATGCGAGGGACTGGTTGAAGCGCATGACTCCACCCCTGGTGCGTCCGTCACTGGCGCGATCGTATCGCACGCACCTGAACTGCATCTGCGATGTGGAGATCGACCTCGATGGCACCAGGATCCGGGCTGGCGCGATCCCGGTGCAGCAGATTTCTGCGAAGCATCTCGTGGCGATCCGCGCCGCCCTGCTTGCAAGCGGGACGAAGGGCCGGCGTAGCGTCAAGAGCGTCAAGAACATGGTGGGGGCGACTTTGCGCAGGATGCTCAGGGATGCCCTGTCGATCGACGGGCTCCTCGTAGCGGACCCCTACGTCGCAATCAGGGGCACTTGGCCCCGGGTGGTGACTCCAGCCCCGGATCCGTTCGACCAAACAGAGAGAGACGCACTGCTCGGGTGGTTTCTGACATCAGCCCCGCAACATCATGCGGCGGTCGCAACTCTGTTCCTGACCGGGATGCGCCCGAGCGAGCTGGCCGGCTTGCGATGGGGCGACATCGACCTCGGGAGGTCCCTGGTGACCATCGAGCGGTCGAGGATCAAGACGCAAGTGGAGGCGACGAAGACCCAATCCTCGAGGAGGACCATCCCGGTGGTCGCCACGGTGCGTGACCTCATCGCTGGCTTGCAGCCCCTGCGCCCGGACCCGGACGAGTACGTCTTCCGCGGGAAGGGTGGGCGACCGATCAATCACGCCAACCTCCAGGCCCGGGACTGGCGAAGAGCTCTGCAGAAGCTCCAGATCCGCCCCAGGAAGCTCTACGCTACCCGGGCGACCTTCATCTCCCTGACGCTCTCGAACGGGGCGCCGGCTAAGGGAGTGGCAGAGTACTGCGGTACGTCCCTGGCGATGCTCCAGCGCAACTACAGCCGCTACATGGGGGACCCTAATTCGATCCTCGGGGCGATCGCGATGCCAGCCCCGGCAACGGAGCGCATAGTTGCGGTTGCCGGTGTTCCAAGTGCCTGAAGTAGCAGGGCTTTGAAGGGTGAGCGATGGGTCTCGAACCCAGCTCGCGACAACGAAAACAGTACGTTAGCATTACTTACGCAAAAACAGGAATGGCGCGTATACGCGCACATATGCTCGCACACGAGCGCATAAACCGCAACATTGCGGGGTGGTGGAGGCAGAGGTGAAGAGGGGTACACCGGACCATCCGAAACTGCGGGGGCTGGCGCGGATGCTGGGACTTGAGACATGGGGTGCCGTGGGGATCCTGGAGAGCCTCTGGCACTTCACCGCACGGTTCGCGCCGCGGGGTGACATCGGTCGCTACAGCGACGAAGACATCGCACTTGGCATCGACTATCGCGGCAGAGTCGACGAGTTGATGTGCGCGTTGACTCAACTTAGGTGGATCGACGCGTGTGCTGTGAATCGATACGTCGTCCACGACTGGGCAGAGCACGCCGACGAAAGCGTTAAGAAACTCATACTTAGAAACGGATGGGAGTTCGCAAAAGTCGAGACACGTCGGAATAAAGTCTCGACACGTCGGAAGAAAGTCTGCCTGCCAGAGCCAGAGCCAGAGCCTAAGCCAGAGCCATATACTTCGTTGCCTGGATTCGTGGACTTCTGGTCAGTCTACCCGAAGAAGCAGAACAAGCAGGATGCCCTGGTCGAGTGGAAGAAACTCGACCCGGATGACGCACTCGCGACCAGGATTGTGGCAGACGTGCGTCGTCGCTGTGGAACAGACGAGTGGCAGAAAGAGAACGGCAAGTACGTTCCGCATCCGAGGACGTACTTGCGCAAGCGTCGATGGGAGGACGAGGACGATGCAGACTCAGCAGCAAGACTTCTGGCCCCCAGGCCAAACCCCAACCAACTATCCCGGGAGCTCCGGGAGCGGGAGTGGCGTGAGGATGCCAGACGGGCAGAGCGATCCCGTGGAGAGGACCTCCGAGAACGCGGAGCTCAGGATGCTCCGAATCGCGAAACGGGAGGTGGAGACCCTGTCGCACAGGTTCCCTGGACGGGGGTGGGGGGACCTGACAATGAAGGACCTCGAGGTGAACCTGCTGACCTTGACCGCACTGGCGGATCGATTGCAGGACTGTCGCCACTGTCCCGGGTTGGGATCGTGCAAAGTCTCCTACACCGTCGTCAGGCGGGCGGAGGTCGAGACCAGGGATGATGGTGGTCGGCGTGTCGTGCTGTGGTGGGGGGCCTGTCGTGTCGCACGCCCGCACAGGTTCTTCGATGCGAAGACGAGTACGTGGAAGTTTCGGGAGAACGTACTGACGTGAGGCACTGGAGGGGTGATGGGGATCGGACTGACAAGCGACGAACTTGACGACGTAGCGAGACACGTTAGGCAACTTGAGTCCAAACTCGCCGCCGCCCTGCGCGAGCGGGACGCTCTCCGCGCCATGCTTGGCGAGATCCTTGCCCTCGAAGACGTGGAATCGCCAAGCCGCGACGGCAGCGAGAACGCCGCCAGTGTTGTAGGCGATGCGCTGGAACATCTGCGGCGCGAGCGGGACGAGGCGCTAGCCGCGATGTCGGCAGATACGGCTGATGTCGCTCTTGCCTTTGCTGTGGCGAAACGCGAGCGAGACGAAGCGCGGGCGGCGATACGGGATGTGCTGGACGCAGCTATCTGTGAGTGCGGCGATCACTGCCAGGCAGACGGTGCGCTGTGTGTGACGTGCGCCCGCGAGCTACGCGCCCAACTCGCCGCCGCCCTGCGCGAGCGGGACATACTGCGCACAGGTCAGGATGACCTACGCAGTCAACTGGCCGCTGCACAGCGACGTGGAGAGGAGATGTGGATGGTGGCAGACCATGCGCTGACCGAGCGGGACGAGGCGCGGGTACAACTGGACGACGAACGTAGGACAAACATTCACCTAACGTCGGAACTAGCAGATGCGCGGCGGGTAGCGTTCGTGCTGAGTCAAGCAGACGGCAGTGGTGCCGATCTCAATGCGTGGATGTCTGCGTGGGAGGCGGCGAGGGAGTGGGGTCCGGCTGATGAGTGCAACCGAGAGAAGGGAGTCGTATGAAACGAGTTCTGGTGATTCTTGCCTGCTCGATGCTGGCATGTGCAGCGTGCGAAGTGCGCAACAACCTCGGCAAGCGCAAGGCGATGCCGACCCCGTCGACCAGGATGGCAATGCGGGAGTTGCTGCCCACAATGCCAGGGACGGGAGAATCTGAGCAGTGCGAGGTGTGCGTTGACGGGAAGCTCGGGGCGTGTAGCGACCTGCGCACAATGGGGTGCGCGGAAGGTCGAGCTAGCGGTCTGATCCCGAGGTACGAATGGTCGGAAAGGAAGGGAAAGTGATGGCGAGGAAAACAGCGAGCAAGGCGGGGATCGAGTATCTACTGGCGTGCGCAGCGTGCGTCGAGGAAATCAGGGAGCTGCTCGAGAACCGCGGGCTGGCCGGCAGGAGGCGCAAGCCCTCGAAGCGCAGTGCGGAGAAGATCAACGCCCGCTCTGTAGCGGGCGATGACCATGACGTCAGAGCGGACGGACCTCGTGTCTGAACATGCGCCTGACCGCTTCCTTGCCCTTTGGTGAGGCGTTCCAGGCTGCAGCCGCCATCTCCTTCGATTCCGAGATGCCACGCCCAGCTGGGCCTTTGGCGCCGCAGCGGGGGCACTCGACGACGTATCGCTTGTCGCGGTGCTCTTTGAGTAGCACGCGCCGGTTCAAGCAGAACGGGCAGTGGTAGAGCTTGGGGTCTGTCATGCCCGTCGCCAGCCCGTGGCA